TCTTTTAGATAATGCTCAAAACAGCTATAACTATGCAGCTCCAGGTGCGCATCGTTATATGATTGATTTAGTTTTGGCCAAACGTGCACTTGATAGTATTGATGATCAAAATTTTGTTGAACTATTACGCACTGATGAAGGTGTTAATAAAAAACAAGTTAATAAAACTGAATATAGCGTATTAGAAGAAACTCTTGCTCGTCGTACTTATGATGAATCAGGTAATTATACTGTAAAGAATTTTAATATTGATATTCGTGAACACAGAACTAATGATCGTGGTACTTGGACTTCAAATACTGCATTTTTAATTAATGACGTTGTTACATATGGTGGACGGACATATACTGCAAAAATTTCAGGATCTTCAGTATCAACCCCACCGACTCATACATCGGGTAATGCTTATGATGGTCCAGGATCTACTGGTATAAATTGGGCATATACAGCTGCTCCGATTTATAATCGTGGTATTTTTAAAACTGGTTCTTCATCACAACTTGCTATTGGCTTGGAGCCAGGAAAAGCATATGTACGTGGTTATGAGATTGAAAAAATCGCAACAGAATATATTGCTATCGATAAAGCACGTGATCTTGTTCAAGCAGACAATGCTTTTGTTAATACAACTGTTGGTAATTTTGTCTACGTTACAAACATCAATAATCTGCCACCTATAGCTACATTTGAAACTATTAATCTTTATAATCAAGTTACTGGTTCAGGCGCACGTGGTGTTGCTACTGGTACTAAGATTGGTACTGCTCGAGTTCGTTTCATCGAATGGGACAGTGGAACTTTAGCATCAAATACCGCAATTTATAAAGTTGGTTTATTTGATGTTAAAATGAATACTGGTTATGTATTTGATCGTCACGTAAAATCATTACATTACAATAATGGATCTACAGCACAAAATTTTACTGCAGATATTAATCCAATTACAACTCAGTTGATTGGCTCGGTTACTGCATCTAGTACTACTGTTACTGGTACAGGAACTTCTTTTCAAACAGATTTAGTTGCTGGTGATTATATTCAAGTAGCTGGTGTGAATTACCTTGTTAACTCAATTTCTGCACAAGGTACTTTGGTGTTAAATACATCGCTTACTGCAACTGGATCTGCTTATAGTATTGTTAAAACTAAATTACAAGAAACAACTGCAGACTCATTAATCTTCCCATTACCTTACTATGCTGTAGCTTCACTAAGAGCTTCTAATGGTACCAATGATACTTCATATACTGCGTATGAAAGATATCTTGGAACAGCTTCTTCTGCTTCTGGTTCATTTTGTTCGTTGACAGTTTCTACTTCATCAGGAACAATGGCTTCTGGTGCAACTAATGGAAATTATCTTCTCTGCGATAATACTACTGGTGGGTTTGTTACTCCAAGTGCCGTTTCTGTATCAGGATCTTCGGTCACCTTTACTTTAGCAAACACTTATGCAGCAAGACAATTTATTGTAATTGGTACTGTTCAGAAAACTGGAACAACTAATACAGAAAAAACAAAGACATTAAATAGCGCAACTGTTACGTTCACCACTCAAGCCACAGCTGGTGGACCAACTCTAATATTGGGTAAATCTGATGGTTGGAGAGTTACAAGCATATTAATGCAATCTGGAACTTTTACATCTCCAGGTGGAACTTATAATATCGATATTTCTGATCGTTACGAATTTGATAATGGTCAGAAACAAACTTACTATGATATCTGTAAATTAAATTTAAGAGATACATATATTCCACCATCAGCTCCAGTTCAAGTAGTATTTGAATATTTCACCCATTCAACTGGCGACTATTGTTCTGTTAAATCTTATCCAGCTGACGTTGCATATAATGATATTCCAGCCATCCTTAGAGATTCTCTAGATTTCCGTCCACGTATCGATGATACTGGATTGTTATTCAGTGGATCAGGTGCTGCAACATTAATTCCAAAACGTGGTCAAGATGTTAGAACTGACTTTACATATTATCTTGCACGCAAAGAAAAGATTGCATTAGATATTAATGGTAATTTCTTTAATATTTCAGGAACTTCATCTTTACAACCAGGAGAGCCAGCTGATCCTTCTATTGGTTTAGTTCTTTATACTCTGTCTTTAGAACCGTATACATTTGGAACAGGTTCAAATAGTATTTCAATTAAAAAGTATGACAATAAACGCTATACAATGCGTGATATTGGTAAACTAGAACAGCGTATTGATAATTTAGAATATTACACATCACTCTCTCTATTAGAACAGCAAACAGAATCTTTAAAAATTACTGATTCAACTGGTCTCGATAGAATGAAGAATGGCTTTATCGTTGATAGCTTTAATGGTCATGGTGTTGGTGCAACTACTTCTTCAGATTATCTTTGCTCTATTGATATGGAAAATAGTGAACTTCGTCCATTCTATACAATGACCAATGTTAATTTAATTGAAAAGAATTCTAATGATTCTCAACGCACTGCATCAAATTATGCAATTTATGGTGATGTAATCACATTACCAATCCTTTCAAACCCAGTACTTGTTAAACAAGAGTATGGCTCACGTTTAGAAAATATCAATCCATTTGCGATTTTTACTTTTATTGGTGATGTTAAAATTAATCCATCATCTGATGATTGGTTCGAGGTAGATCGTCGCCCAGATGTGGTTACTGATGTAGAAGGTAGTTTTACAACAATCTCTACTTTAGCTGAAAAAGCAGGTGTATTGGGAACTGTTTGGAATGCGTGGCAAAATCAATGGTCTGGCGTTCCAGTATCACAAGGAATCAAAACATATGAGGGTGACAAACGCTGGGATGGTGGCGCATATTTAAATTCCTTATTCGGTAACGTAGAAAGTGGACGTGGTTGGGCGCATCGTGTTGTAACTGCTGAAGTATCTGCAACAACTATCGGGCAATCTAGAACTGGTATCAAAACTAAATTAGTTCAGAAAATTGAAAAACAACAAATTTCTGATAGAACTCTTTCTACTGCTGTTATCCCATATATTCGTTCAAGAAATATTCTAGTTCAAGTTCGTGGTTTGAAACCTGCAACTAGATTTTATCCATTCTTTGATGATATCGATATCTCTTCTTATTGCACTCCTGCTTCTTTTATCACTTATACTTCAAGTGGAACATTTAATGTAGAATCAAATGTCGGTGGTTTATCATCAGAAGTAGCTCGACGCATCTCAGGCGACTCTCAAGTTTGTTTAAATAAAGGTGATGTAATCACTGGAGCAACTTCAGGAGCAACTGCAGTTGTCGTTGGTAGTCATTTAGATCCAGACTCAAATGTTAAAGTTCTTCATGTAATGAACATAATTGGAACTTTCCAAAATAGCGAAACTATTACAGGTTCGATTTCTTCAACAGTTGGCGTAATACAATCTGTTACTGTTAATTCTTTAGCTGGTAACTTAGTCACTAATAAAAATGGTGATATTAATCTTTTGTTTAAAATTCCAAATACAGACTCAGTTCGTTTCCGTACTGGTGGACGTGAATTTAAATTAGTTGATGTTTCAGTAGGAACTGGTGATTATACATCTCGTGGACGTACTACTTACAACGCAACAGGTATTCTTGAAACTAAACAAGCACTTGTTAATGCGGTGCGTAATGCCGAGATTGTTCAAGAAACTGTTCAAGATACACAGACTATTATCGAATCTTCAACACGTGTTATTGGCGATACTGGTTGGTATGATCCGCTTGCTCAAACTTTCTTGGTTGATAACAAGGGTGGAGCATTCTTAACTAAAGTAGATATTTTCTTTGCAACTAAAGATTCACGCATCCCTGTAACTTTGGAGATCCGTGAAGTTGTTAATGGCTATCCAGGTAAACGTGTATTGCCGTTTTCACGTGTAACATTAAATCCTGAACAAGTAAGTATCTCTTCAACTAATGTTGTTTTAGATGGAGTTGCAACTCCAAAATATGATACCGCAACAACATTTAATTTTAAATCTCCTGTTTATGTTCAGGATGGTGGTGAATATTGCATCGTGTTAATGTCAGACTCTAACAAATATAAAGCATGGATCAGTCAGATGGGCGATACTATCCCAGGAACTAGCCGTACTATTTCTGAGCAACCATACAATGGTGTGTTATTTAAATCTCAGAATGCTTCCACTTGGACAGCTGACCAGTCTCAAGATTTAATGTTTACTATTTACCGTGCTGAGTTTAATACTTCAGTTGTAGGTACTGTTCAATTTGTTAATGACGTGTTGCCATTAGTAACTTTAATGAGCGATCCATTCCAAGTTACAACTGG